TTTGTTTAATCATTGAAGATAATTCAATTTCTTCGTCTCCAGTATCAACTCCATTGTCAGCTAATGCTTCGTTAATGTCATTAACATCAAGATTTTGTCTTATCTTCTTTAATTCTTCTTCTCTGTTTTCAAGTGCTTTCTGAAGTTTCTCTACATTTTCTTCTTCTTTTTCTTCGAAGAGTTTCAAGAAGTCTTTCTTATAGAAAGCCTTATCCCAAAGTGCTGGTATAGAATACATTGAGCCACTCTTTGTGCAAAGTCCGTAATCTTTCAACATCTCGAAAAGACCAGAATTCTGTACGATACCAAAATCAGCATCCATAAGATACGTGGCATTTTTATTAGTTGTACCAAACCTAGATTTAGTAACTCTTGCCCTTACAATAGAAAGACAAGTACCAATAGCACTCTTTCTGCTTAACTTCTCATCATCTACTTCTTTACCTGACAACTCTACAGCATTTGTATCATTCATTGCCAAGTTTGTAAGCTCGATACTAAGAGATGGATTATAAACTACAGATTCTCCACCTTTCTGAACAAATCCAGTATACTCATCCATTGAGTTATATACCTTATTTGTAAATACAAGTGTTGCGTGAGCTTCCTCAAGAAGCGAATCTATAGAACTGAACAAATCGCCAAGGTTTTGACCAGTCATACCCATATCATATCCACCAGCAAGCTGTCTTACTGATTTAACATTTCCAAGAGAGTCAATCGCAAGAAGTACTTCTTCTTCATTGTGATTATAAATTAATTTATTAAGGATGCCCTTAATCATTGAAATAAGTCCTCTCTTATAAAAGAAAGTATCACTTTCAAGATTTGCGGGAAGTTCTTTCTCTGAAATCTCTGTAATTGTTCCGTCTTTCTTTGAAATCTTATATGAGGTAAATGTCTGAATAGGAACAATTCTTACTTTCTCATAAGGTGATTTAACAAATTCAAAAAGTGAACGACAGTTACCACCACCTTCCGATTCAAATATAATTGTTCTCTTAATTCTTGGGTCTTTGTTTATATTTGCAATAAGCAAAGATTTACCAGTTTGAGATCTACCATATAAAGAAGTAATTCTATGTAAAGGAATAGCTCCCTTAAGATTTTTTGAACATATATAATTTAAAGCATAATTTCCAGTTGTAAGGAAGTCTGATACAGAATCGTCTTCTTTGGACAAGTCTCTCATTTCAGCAAATTCATCTGCTATGAGATCGTCAAGTGCATTTCCGCTACTTTGTTTTTTTGCTGCCATTCTTCTTTACTCCTTTTACTTCTAAATCTGCTGTAGCTGTTGCACCCGCAAAAGCTGTAAAACCAGGTTCTTCTTTTTTAGTTTCTTCTTTCTTTTCTGTGGTTTCGCAATGGCATATATGCTGAGTATCTCCTCTTATAAGTCTTACGATAAAATTGAAAAATACTCTGAGTATATCCGCTACAACACTTCCAACAATAACAATTCCAATAGTTATTCCTGCCCATACCCAAAACCCAGAAACATAAAACGCTAATAATTCTTTCATCTTTTCTCCTTGGGCCCGAAGGCCCGTATATTAAATCTTACCGAGAATTTCGTCTATATCATCTGGAAGGCTTGCACCAGCATCTTCTGACTTTGTCTCTTTTACACCAAATACCTGGTCTTCAAAAGAATCAGCTGCTGCTTCTACTGCCTTTTGAGTTTCCTCTACTGGCTGTTTTGCTTCATTGAAGAAATCTGCAAGAAGATCTTTGAGCTCATCTGAACTCTTGAATTCTACAAGCTGATTATAATCCATTTTCTTCAATTCTTCTGACAATGTCTGGATTTTTACTGGATCTGTAAATACAGGTGTTTTATTCATTGAAAGAGATGAACCAGAATAATCTGTATTCTTTCCTGTTCCTGCTTTTGAAAGAATAAAATCTCTTCCGTCTTTAAGAGACAAGAAGTTTCCACATTCACCACGTTTCATCTGTCCAAACAAATATGTATGGATTTTTGAACCAAATTCGTAGAACTGTGGTTTTGCTTCAATATCATTACCCTTATCGTCCTTAAGTCCTCTTACAACAACTCTTGAAACATATCTATCCTTTGCAGAAATAGATGATGCAAGTTTTGCTTCTTCTGATTCCTTACCTGTTGAAAGTGCATAAAGTGCATTCTTTTTCTTACAAATTGGGCATTCCTCTGCTTCGTGAACTACACCATTCTTGTCTGTAAGTGTCTGATTTAAACAGAAATAAGGTTTCTTATTAATGTAATGGATTTTATGTCTCTGATAGAACATTATTTCATTAAATGTCTTGAGAGGGGAAATGAAACGAATTGGATATTCACCTTCGTTTTTAGGGTTCCAGTAAAGAAGATTTCCTTTGTTTTCTTTCTCTTCTTTCTCCATAGCCTGCAACATTGCGTTGTAGTCGTCATTTGAAAAATCGTTACTCATAATTTTATCTCCTGCCTAAACTGTGCTATAGTGCTCTAAGGCGATGTGCGTGTTTAGGTCTTTATTCCAATAGTTTATAATATAAAAAATTTTAAGTCAATCAAAATGAATCGACTTTATTTTAACTTTGTTTCTGATATGTGCTAATTATAGCATAACATTTTAAAAAGTAAATAAAAAAGGCGAGGAAAATTCCTCGCCTTGTATAAGCTATTTAATTAATTAAAGTGAAAGGATTGCGATACTTTCCTTGATAGCTCCAACATCTGTTTCATTGTTAGCTGCACCAGAATCAATTGCTGTAAGAAGAGCATTGATTTTTGAAAGAAGCTTTTCGTCTTCAATCTTATCTGCTGCTGTTTCAAGAGCTTTCTTGAGCTTTTCGATGTCGCCATCTTTTGCTGCAAGCTTAGCATCCTTTTCTTTTGCTTCTTTATCTTCATCAGTATCACCTTCATCTGCCGCATCTTCAAGGGCTTCTGAAATTACTGACTTCTTGTCTGAAAGATATTCACTTTCTTCGATGATTTTATTAATTTCTGCTGCGAGCTCTTTTCTTTCCTTAGCAAGTTTTGGCTCACCAAGAACACTCATTCCAACGAACTCTTTAAGATCTGACTCATTAAGAGCCATAATCATTTCATTCTTTTCAACAAATTCTTCAATTACTGAAGCATCATCTGTCTCTTTGTATTCTTTAATTGCTTCAAGAAGCGCTTTCTTTGCTTCAGAATCTTTAGTGAACTTCTTAACCTTATCTGAAATATCAGAGTAAATTACTCTTTCTTCATCTTCATCAAGAACTGAAACCTTTACTGGATGAACGAAATCTACATAATGGATTGTAGAAACTGGTCTTTCTTCAAGGAGTGCTGAATATTCTTCGAAAAGTGATGTTTCTTTAAGTTCATCAAGCTCTTCGTTAATACCGCAAAGTGGTGAATAGTCGATTACATCTTTTGTATTCTTTGATGCAAGAGCTTCAACGATTGAATCCTGAAGTTCATTGTCATCTTTTTCGAACTCTTCTGAAATTGCCTCACTAATTCTGTCTGTATCTACTACTTCTTCATTGAAGTAATCATTAACAGCTTCTCTAAGTGAATCTGACTCTTTCTCTAACTCAATATTTTCAAAGTTCTCAAAAACAAAAGTATTACCGTCAAAACTGTAATCAGCAGTGTAGATATTACCATTTGTGTGGTCTGCAAGCAACACTTTATCCTCAAACATTTCCATAAGAACGGCGTTTGAGCTTTCATTTATGATTTTTCTGGCAAGCTTCTCAACCGATCTGTTGCTATGTGATATAGTATCTGATAATTTGCTAATTGTCATAGTTATCTCCATTTATACTTTTAACTTTATCGCTTTTTATAGTTTATCTATAGTTCTTGACAATTCAAGACTGCGACGTTTTATAACATTAAATTCCTTTTTCAATATCTGAAGTTTATCTATTACAAATGGATTGCTATATTCATCTTTTAAAGAGATGTTTTTTACATAAACTTTATTCTTTTCTATTTTCTCTACTACAAGAACATCACCCCTTGTAATGTCTTTATAGGCTTTTAATAGGGGCGATTTTTCTTTTATAAGTATTTTTTTCCATTGCTGGCTACAAGCACTTGGAATAGTCATTGTTATACCGTCAATGACATAATTATTTTTTTTTAAAATAAATTGAGTTTTGCAAGTCTCAAGCATATCACCAGGACTTACAATCTCAATCTCGCTATTCAATTTTTTTAATATATCATTGATAGTTCTTTCATATTTCATTTTAAGGTCTTTGTTTCCTCTTCTTCTGTAAGTACTTCTTCTGCCTTTTTACCTTTTCCTTTATGTTGTTGTTTTCTAGAGTAAACACTGAAAGAATGGCTATCATATTTCAATCCACCAAGCTCATTTTCATAAATTAATGAAATTGCTTCATCATTTGTAGATTTTACTTTCTTGACACCCATTGCCTTTTGCATTTCTGCAAGAATTTCAGCGTTAAAATCCTCATCTTCATTAACTTCTTTTAGAACTTCTTGCTCTTTATTGTATTCTTCAAGTGCTTTGAACAAAGCTCCTATATCTTTCTTATGTTCAAGAAGAACATCTTTTCCGAACATTTTTACAATAAGTTCCTGGTTAATTACATTCTCAGTTCCATCAATTGGTTGTGAACCAGGCTGTGGTTGTGTCATATCTGGGGTAGGCGCTGCCATACCACCCGACATATCTGGAGTAGGTACACTACCTCCAACCATTCCACCACCAGCCATAGCTGGATTTGCAGCATTAGCCTCTACACTCTTGAAGAATGACAAATCATTTATTTCTTTATTTGTCATTTTCATTACATATTTGAGAATAAATTTACTTGGGAACAAATTAGTAGCCATCATTGCAGAAATAAGTGACATCTTCTGATTAAGATACTCAATATCCATTATTTCCTTAATGTTTGAAGGCGATGTTAATTCTATCTTAAAATTTTTAAGATCATCCTTCTTTTTCTTCTTAAAAAAGAGTTCAATTGCAGCAAGCTTTACAAGTCCTTCTTCGATATAATACTGAATTCTTTCAGCAAATCTTGCAAACTTAATATCCTGCATAGCAAGAGAACCACGTCCACCAGCGCCAGCACCATTTCCATCTGAAGAGCCCAAGTACTCTGGCGGAATATTCATTGTCCAAAGAATTTGATCTTTAAAGTATTTAATATCGTCTATATTGTTAAGAGCATTACCAGCTTGAAGTGTATCAATTACTGTTGTTGCTCCATTATCTTTAACTGGAAGGAATATATCTTGAGTAATAGCAAGAGCTGCTGCTTTTCTATCAATATTTCCCTTTTCGTCAAGAACTTGGCTTGTTCTATAAGAATCTCTAATCTTCTGAACGTATCTAAGAGCCTCATTTTTAGGAAGATTTCCTACTGGAATCTTAAATACTCTTCTTTCTGGAACACGAGCCATTCTGTAAATAACCATACCATCTTCAAGAAGTTGAAGCCTGTTATAAACTTTTACACCTGATTTCAAAAGAGAACCACCATAAGGGTAGAAATCTTTATCTGCAATTCTGAAGTGAATAATCTGCCAAGGTTCAAGTTTATAAACTACATTCTTATTTTCATCATCTTTGAGGTCTGTATTTACATAATTGAATGTATTATTTTCATCTTGTGTTTCTGTGGAATATGTATAGAACGCAAGTTTACCATTCTTTTCAATTCTGTTTACTTTTGTAGGATCAAGATAACGAATTCTTGCAACCATTGTTGGCTTTTCATAACTATCTGGAATTACTTCATAGAAGTTATCACCAAGCTTACAAGTTTCATATACTATAGACCAAAGCTCCTTATTAAAATTAAGTCTGTTATAAAACAAATCTTCAAGGATTTCTTTGATTTCGTCGTCATCTGAGTTAATTTTTACTGTATGTCCTTCTTGATTTTTCTGAGAGCAGTCATCTGCAATAATCTGTAAACCTCTATGAATGAAGTTACAGTTACTCATATCTTGGAAAGTCTGATAATATTCTTTTCTATTGATTCTACCTTCCTTTGATAGGAAGGTATTATTATTCTGAAAACTGAAATCTGCATTCATTAATGCATCAGCATCAAAACTTTCGAGTTCTTTTATTTCTTTTTGACTTGCTTCAACTTTAAGAGTTTCAGGAAGAGCATCTACTGGATTCATCCTTTTTTGGATTTCTTCTGCTTTCCTGAAGTTCACGTTTATGTCTTTTCCGTTAACAATCATTAAAAAATTCTCCAGCTATTGTTAACTTTTTTTAGATTCGAACGTTTCTCTTGCGTACAGAATTATAATCAAATGTTCCAAGCATATAGCTCTTTGAAAATAAAGAATCTGCTGTCATATATACAAAATCATTATCTATATCTGATTTAAATCTGTAATATTTAACTGGAACCTCTGCCTTTACTAAATCTATTGTACGGAATTCTGTTTCTGCAAATTTATTTGTAATTGCTCTTTCTAGGTAATCTGAAATATCTTCTGCAAATACCGCCAACATTTCTTCCATATGTGATAATCTCATATTATACATATATCCAGTACCATCTGGAAGCAAAAATGAAGAAACTTTTTCTTCAAGCTTTTCTTCAATTCTTTCTTTCCAAATAGCAAGGAAGTTAACAAGAAATTCATGAAATTCCTTATTTACGGTTGCTATGTTTATTATGTCTGAGGAAAATTTAACATATGAATCCACCCTCAAGCTCACAGGGTCAAAATTTGTTACAAGCTTTTCAATAAATATTCTTTTCATAGCAAGAAAATATCACAAGCCTAAAAAAATGTCAAGTATTATACCTTTACTCTGCCTCTATTCCTTACAGTCCTTTTAGGTATTTTGCTTCCTGATCTTAAATGAGGCGTTGATATTCTTAAATAAAATGTTTCTCCATTATCAAGTGGAATATTAAAATTATAATAATTTAAATATTTATAAAATACTATTCCAAAACTATAATTAGGATCAAAGTTGAAATATCTATCATGCATTTCTGCTTCGTTATATTCTCTTAAAATTTCATATATTTCTTGTTTTGCTCTTTCCATAATTATAGAAAAACAAGTAGATGCCAACATTAAATCATTTGCTAATTGAGTAAATGTAATTGATATGTTTGGATGTCCAGAAAAATAACCATAATACCCATGAAAGTCTACATTAATTGGTTCAACGGTAATAGATAGTTCTTTTATAAAAAGTCTTCCTATATTAATAAAATCTTCTTTGTTCTCTGGCTTATTTACTTCAAATAAAATCTTTTCACCTGCTGGGTCTTGAAAAAAACTTGGAGAGAAACCTTCTGGTATGTATGCTGTATTAGTATTATATGGCATTATAGATGAATAAAAATTTCTTAAACTTATTGGCATACTTAATTGTACTTCATATTGATTTTTAAATCAAGTTAATCAATGGAGCAACAGAAAAAAAGAATGAATGAAATAGAAAAAAAATTCTCGGACGCTATAAAATACAAAATCGAACATTATTCTATAAATACAACATATGAAAAAGTTTTAGCTCATGCAAAAAATAAATTCGTAGAAACTGTATATCCAGATGGTGAAAGAGAACTTATAGATATAGGTTGTGAAAAATTTTTATATCAAATGTCTCCATTGTTATTCCTAGAAAAATGGTGTTTCTTTGATTTACCTGGTGTTGGTAGAATTTCTTGCAAGCATCTTTATTATTTTCAAAAAGAAATTCTTAAGGATTTCACAAACTACCAGAGAATTGTACTTTGTAAATCAAGACAGGTAGGTCTTTCCACACTTACTTCTCTTATATTTTTCTGGAAAGCTGTATGTTTTTCAAGAGAATGGCTGGTAGTTATTTCAAAAGACGCCAAATCATCTATGGAAGTTCTTGAAAAAATTAAAACAAATTTTGACTGTATCCCGCCTTGGCTCGGTTTAAAAGTAACAAAAAATAATACAGAAAGTTGTGCTTTCTCAAATAGAAGTAAAATAGATAGTTTTGCTCGTTCAAAATCCGCTGGTCGTGGTTGCTCTCCTACTATGGCTCTTCTTGATGAGTGTGCATTCTATACAACGGATACTATTATTCAAGGTATTGTATCATCTGTAGTACCTTCTCTTTCAAAAACTGGTGGTAGAATGTTTGTTATTTCTACACCTAATGGAAATATTCCAGGTTCAGAAGGATACTGGTATTATGACCAAGTAAGGCAACTTAAAGATTGTGGCGGAATTGATGGAAGTGCTAGACTTTATGATGTAAGCTGGTGGGAAATTCCAGATATGACTGAGCCCCCTATTCCTCCGTTCAAAGGTTTTAATGATAAACTCGAAGAATATATAGCACGTGATTATTTTAATCACCCAGAGGTTAAACGTGAAGCAGAAGAATTCTTCGAGCCTATTGCAAGAGACTGGAAAAATAATGATTGGCTTAAGTTCCAGCACTCTTCTTCTGGAGAGGTAAAATATCGTCAGGAAATTCTCAAAGACTTCGTAATTATGGAGAATACAGTATTCTCTGCAGAAATTATAGAAAGAACAAAAAAGAAAATAAAAGAGCCTATTGAAATGAATATGCTTGAGGGTAGAAGTTTTAAAAACTTCTGGATTTGGAGAAAGCCAGAAGCTGGAAAGAAATATATAGTCTCAATAGACGTTTCAAAAGGTACCTCAAACGACTCTTCTGTAATAGAAGTTCTTGATATGACTACTTTGGAACAAGTAGCTGAATATTTTGGAAAGTGTACAACTATGGATTTGGCTAGATATGCTTATAATATAGGCACTTATTATAACCAGGCCTATATAGTTGTAGAATGTAACTCTATTGGTGAAGCAACATTTAGTGAACTTTATTATAACCTTAATTATCCAAATCTTTATAAACAGAAAAAAGTAAAAGAAGGACGTGAAATTTGGACTGGCTGGATGACTACTCAAAAATCCAGAGAGTTAATAACTTCAAAACTTATAGATTATTTCTATGAAGATGATTTATGGGCTGTATTTTCGCCACATTCCGAAAGGCTTCTTGGACAACTTACCGGTTGGATTTGGAAAGGTGGTAGACCAGATCATCAAACTGGTGGGCATGATGATGCTATTCTTTCTTTAGCTATTGGATTATACAATATTGACAAAGCAAAAACTGAAATAATCAATGATGATGATACTGTATTTATAGATGAAGAGGGTAATGATATTATGTATAATATGGAAACTCAGAATGATAAATACAGAGAATTAGAAGATAGGGGAATTAATGTAAAACTCGAGCAAAGAAAAATGTATCAAAATGCTGGTATAAATGAGGATATGTTCGATGATGGTGAAAATATTATGAATTGGCTGCTTAGTTAAGCTTTAAAAAACAAAAGCCCTTTCTTTTCTTTAAAATTTTTTATAGCAGATTTCTTATAATGTCTGATATATCTAAGTGAAGCTGGATATTTTTCTTTTATTTCTTTATAAATATCCAGCTTTTCTTTTTTTGCTTTTTCTGCAAGATTATATATTTCTTTTATTTTCTTTTCGTCTATTTTTTTATTTTTGAAGTAATTTATGTTATATCCAAGTATATCGTGCTGATTAGGTATTTCTTTTCCTCTTCCGTTAAACCTATAATTATCATCGAGTATTAATATTTTTGGATTTGGATCGTTCTTGTATTGTTCATATGAGAACTTTGCAGTTCTCATACTCTCTGTAATTACAAGACTCATATCTTCAGCTTCTTCAAACGTCATACTTTTAACTTAGTTCTTATAGCTTGTGCTAAACCTCTGATTTCTGTTTGCGCATGTGTACTATCTCTAAGCTCTATAAACTTTCTCCAATCATTTGTAGTACCTGTAACTACAATTATTGTAGCAGCTGCATTAGGTAATACCTCTCTTGCATCTTCTGGTTTTAATCCATCATCTATAAGATCGAAATATTCAAGTTCTGCATGCTCAAAAGCGCTTTTAAATATATTTTCTATTGCTTCATCATCTGCTGCGGGGGTCTTCTTATTACACTTAAATTCTGGCATAATAAAATCTATTGAATGGCCAAATTTATCATTTGAGAAATTACAGTATCTCTGACTCTGTTGAGAAAACGATAAAGAACGATGACGCACTATCTGATGGCTTGTTGAACGATTACAAATAATCTTAAATGTTCTGCTATCATGCAATTCTCTAATTTCTTCTGGAATATCAGATTCTTTTACATATTCTGCACATACTGGATAATCTAAAGTGGCACCTTCTACAAGATATGTATTTTTAAGCTCTCTTGTAAACACAAATGGATACAATTCCTTAAGGATTGCATATGTTCCGTTATCATAATAAATCTCTGGTGCACTTGTTGCTTCTAACCAACCTCTAATATTTGCAGAAACATACATAATACCTTCTTCTTTTCCCTGAGAAATGTTGAAGAATTTCATATGGTCTTTCTGTGAGATTGTTGCAAACGGATCACCTTTTCTTAGGTCATATTTTATACAAACTCTTTCATGTTCCAAAACAGAGCAATGGCCACTTTTAACAATATTCGAGATAAATTTTATATATGATGTATCATTTATATTAGAATCGCTTTTATAGCAGGTTCTACCAGCCACCTCTATCTTTTTTCCAGGTGTTTCATTAATTATTTCTTCTACGCTGCTTTTAATAATATTCATAAAAAATATTGTATCTAACGAGCTTTTTTAAGTCAAGTTAAAAGTAAAAGGAGTCGAAATGTGGAAAAGAAGACTAAAATCATTATTGCCATTATTATTGGTGGCATTTTGCTTTACGCAGCAGGCTTTGGCACATGCTTTACCATCAGCAAAATCAGAGAAACAAGAAGTATCGATAGACTTGAGCGAATTCTTGGGGACGGAGAATATACTGGAACCAGAGTTTATGAAGGACTTGAACAAAGACTCAAAGAACTCGATGGATTTAGAGAAACAGCAGCAGACCTCGAAGCCCACACAGATGAATGCCTCGACACTGTTGAACAATCAAGACTTACTATTGGACAACTTGGAAGCACTGTGGAAGGAATGGGAACTACAAGTTCAAACTTTGGAGACATTATACGGCAGCTTAAAGAAGGACAATCAAAAACTAGAGAATATGTTGTCGAGCTCGAAAACAACAATATCAAACTTGAGAAAGAACTTAGACGAATACAAGATAGCATTAGAGAGCAATAAAGAAGATACAGGATATATTGTAGCATTATTTGCAGATGCTCAAAACGAGATAAAAAATCTAAAAGAATATATTGCACAACTAGAGAGAGCTAAGACAAAATTAAAAAATACTAGAATAACTGCTGGAATTATGGCAGGAGCTGGCATAGGAATGTATTTCTGTGCAAACCTTATTCAAGATAATGAGAAAATAAAAGCAGCACTTAAAGGTTGCGGAATTGGAGTGGCTGCATCTGGCGGCATTCTTTTAGGTGTAAGTTTTGTATTTTAAATATAAAAGCGGACTTTTAAGTCCGCTTTTATTTTATGCTTTTAATTTTCTATTATCAAAATAATCACAAGTTTTTATCAATAAATAAAAATACAGAATGCATTCAAAAGTAACTACTGGTATGTATATTGTCCAAGGGGCATTATCGGAATTTATTATATTTTTTATAACCATATATAACCAAACAAAGCTACTAATCATTTTTATTCATCCCAAGTAAAATCTTCTTTAGCTTCAGAAGCTCTAGAAGCAGCTGTTTGAACGCCAGGTCTCACTCTGTCAATATCTGGTGCTACTTGCGCAGCTTTTACAACCGTCATCTTTTTTAATCCTTGCTTTCCAATAGCAGAACGTATCCATATATCCTTTACTGCTATTTTATTATTAGGATTTTTAAATGTTCTTTTTTCTGTTGAATCAATTGGTTGTAAAGTAATTTTGGATTGTGGTCTTACATTTAGAA